AAAGACCCCACAAGGCGCTCGCACTAATGACGCCCGTGGAATATATTTTAAAAGAGAATAAAAATTGCAATATGTGGTGGACCCATACATCTCCTTGCCTTTCGGCACGTAAGAGGCTAACCTAGATTTGCCGTTCATAGATTGAGCCTCAGATTAATGTTAAGCGTCTTGCAGGACGCGTAATGTTAACTGGGGCTTTTCTCTATCTGCCGTTGGTGTTCATGCCCGAGGCAGATAGCCTCAAGCACCCGCAGCTATTCTACTTAACTTCCCATTACCTCGCCAATATGAAATCGGTCAGAAAGACAGACGTCCCATAAGGACAACAACGGAAAAAGAGATTTTGCTTGATGCTATTTACCTCTGCACCATGAAGTTGCGCCAAAATCCCAGTGGTGATAACAGGAATTTGGTTGTTGGTGATTGGGGAAAGAAGTACGTTAGACTGTGGGTTAGTTCATTGACATGATAGTTACCTGCCTTCAATTTCCTAAGCAAGCGATGTAAACGCTAATCAATATCAAATGTATTGACAGGTAAAATAATAACGATGTACCTTTGCTGATAACATATATCAGTCTTAAATCATAATGGAGGTAGATAAAATAACTAAACACACACAACAAATTTTTTATCAGTGACATAGCATATCTTAAGCATCCTTTAATGCTCATGGGGAGAACGCATGACTAAACATATGGACATTCATTGTCAAACACGCATATTTAACTCAATTAACCATGACACCAAATATAAAATATGTATTTTTACTCCAAAAAACATTAAAAAAAATAATGCAACTCTTTATATACTTGATGGGAATAGTGCCAACAATTACATTTCTGATATTCTGCCTGTTATTGATGCACTACCCAATCCACCAGTGTTAGTTACACTTGGTTATGAATCTTGGAATAACCTTAGCATTCATCGCCGTGCTTACGATTATACTCCTGATGGTGAAAATGCTATTGTTGATAACTCTAAACCAGCATGGATCTACTTTACTGGTGGAGGAAGCCAGTCTTTCCGAGAATTATTACTAACTCAGATCATGCCATGGGTTAGTACTATTGCTCCGAACAGTTCCAGAATCGGTATATGGGGGCACTCGCTAGGTGCTATTTTTGTGCTTGATTGCTTAAAAAATAATTCATGCTTTAACTATTATTATATATCTGCACCATCACTTCTATGGCAGAATGAAAGAATCATCAAGATAATTAAAGATGATATATCAGAATCAAAGCACACTAAAAGTATATGCTTGCTTAACGGAAATCTTAGCCTTGATTACTCCGCATCTTTATATCCTGAAGCCATCAAAGCGGAATCTGTTTTGAGAAATATTTTGACAGAAAAATACAGTAATTTTTCTATTGTACAATTTCCAGAGCTCAATCATCAGGAGACTTTCTCTGCTGCACTCTGGAATAGCATTATTCATTTCAGCATATAACAGAAAATATGTAATCACTTTATCAATCTAGCTAACATAACTGATATCAATCCTAATGGGTCTTTGAACATATTAAAAGATAACTTCTCATTTGTACATTGTTGTGTTCTTAGACCCATTTCAAAAATACTATTTTTTAGATACTAATAATTACATCCATTTAGCTATCTTCTAAATACTCCTCTCAGTTTCTTCATTGGAGCTGATTCAACTCCGGCAATGCATACTAGGATCATTTTATAAGCATACAAACAACATCCAGACTGTGAATTATTGCTATTCATTTTCTATGTATCTGCTCTTTTCCCATCCACTGAAACACCAGAATCCAAAGGTTTCATGTTATTTTCACTATTCCATCATTACTCCTGTGTAAAATATCAAAACTCGCTGCATCACTTCACTGTTACGGCACTCACTACAAATTATGTTCAATTGCCTGTCATAGCGGCGTATTTCTCCGTCTGGTAATGACCAGATAAGGTCAGGATCAACCACAACCGGTTTCTTCAGTTTTGCCCTCGATAGTTTTTTGCGGGCGTTTTGCCAGTCCTTACGAGCCTGTTCAGATGGGAATAACCCGTAACCAGAGTTGTATACATCGCCACTGGCAACCAGCTCTCTGGCAAGAACGCTCATCAGATATCTTGTCGCACCTGTCTTGGCTTCCAGTTGCCGTAACGTCTCGCGCCCACTCCGGCGTACTAGCTCAACAACCTGCCCTTTAATTTTTTCCCGCTCTTCCTGTGTAAATACTTTTGCCATAAGCGCCTCCGGCAATCACTTTTCCGATACAACACGGCGGGAAGAATCAGTAATCTGTCGAACAATATCCCGGTGCTTGTTCAGCTCCCGCAGCGCGGCGCAGACTCGCTCCCACTTCTGAACATCACTTTTCGCCCTGCGCAGCGCCAGGTTTGCCCTGCGAAGGGACGGAAAAATCAGCTCATCTGCTTGCGTTTCGGTAAACGATGGCAACGGCTGCACAATGTCCGCCACAGTTTCTGTTTTAATTTCTTCCTGTGTTGCGGCTTCCCGGACTGGTAACGCAGCACCTGCTGGCTGAGGAAAGGCCTTACCATCACTTTCCGTTACCAGCGCGGCTTTCGGCTCTGCTGGTAAATTATCGCCCGGCATGCAGTAACGAAATTTACCGTTCTGATTAACGCGTGCCAGCCGCCCCGTTGCGGTTACCACCGCCAGCGTGGAAGCAACCTTGCGAGTACTGACACCGAACTTACCCGCCAGTTCCTCACACGTTTTAGCCCCATCCTGACCGATAAACTCAATCATCATGTCTGCGGTAACTTTTTGTTCGACCTCCCCGGTCAGCATATCCTGTGCTTCAGATTTTACTGGCCGCTCTTCGGTTACCCGGGATTCACCTTCGCCAGCCAGAAACCAGGTGTGACCAGTTTTATCAACGACGCCATTTCTTTTGAGTTCCCACAGCTCGTTGACAGCCTCTTCACGACTGATTCCAAGGCGAGCTGCCACCACATGTGAAGAGGCTTTTTTCAGTGCTTTCAGTGCGTCAGATACGGTTTCCATTAAAATTTCCTCCGGACAAAATTACTTCACAACCCTCATATTGCTGACATTTGGACGCCAGCTATCCCAGTTAAACGTCACCCATCGACCACCGTTCATGGTCATGCGGTCCATAATCCTCTCACCAAGAAGTGTACTCATTGCGGCATGATTCAGGTTTGTTAACATCCCGACACTGCACAGTGATGCTGTCCGGCGATCAATTATCTGGTGTAATACCACCTGCTCGTTTTTCGTCTCACGCTGAACGCCTATTTCATCCAGGACCAGCAAATCAACCCCGCAAAGCTCCTGTAAAAATTTTTCCCCGGACTGGCCGTTGTCGTAGCTGTCATGCAACACACTCATGACGTCAGACACGGTGACGATAATCACGCTGCTCCCCTTCGCCATCAGCCGGTTGCCCATCGCCGCTGCAAGGTGATTTTTCCCGGTGCCGGTTTTACCGCTGAACACAAAATTCGTGCACCCGGTCATCAGTTCGTCAGCGATGGATTTTGCCTGGCTCAGCGCGTGTTTTTGCCCGTCGTTCTGCACCTGATAATTCGCAAACGAGCATTTGCTGTGCAGAGGCTGGATGCCCGAACGATTCAGGATTTTTTCCACCCGCAACTGGCGATTCTGGCGGTTAATCTCCTCGCTGCGTTTTCGTCCTTCAGCAAGCTGCCATTCCCGCCACTCCTCCACCGTCCGGTACGGTGGAACCGCCCCCTGTGGTGCAAGTCTGCGAATACGTTCAAGAACCCCGGCTGCCGCAATGTTTTTCATGCCACGTCACCCCCTGAATCCAGGCGGTATTTCAGTGTCCGGTTCAGAAATGTGATTTACGCAACGCTGCGCGGGCGAACACCCCAGGCGGATAACCAGTTCATCCCATTTTTCCCGGAGTTTTGCCGGACTCATGATGTTTTTTACCCAGAACGAATCCCGCTGGACACGCCCAAACATTTCACAAATCTGCCGGTGACTACGTCCATCCAGCATACGCATCATGCGCACATCATTCGCCCAGGTCGTCCAGTTAGGTTCTCTGGGGCGTGACACCTCACCATCATCACTGGCGGCCTGTTCATACAACGCCACAACCCGTCCCCAAATCCACTGCGCACAGGCGACATCCTCACGGGTACCCCACTGTCGCTTCGGTACATTCCAGGTATGCGCATCCGGGTGTTTTTCCAGAAATCGCTCAACTGGTGATGATTGTTTTTCGTCCGGCAGTGAAACGTCCGGACAAGAAGATCTTTTATCTGACGGATCAGGTTTTGATACTGACGGATCGGGGTCAATCATCGCCCCCCTAATCGGCAGTTTTTTATCAACCGTTGATCCATCAAAATTTGACGGGTCAACCGTTGAGGGGTCAATATTTGACGGGTCAACTGTTAACGGGTCATTTTTTGCCGGGCTAATTTTTCTTTTCGGTTTATATGCCTCACGCGCCGCAGTTGCAGCTGCTTCGAGTTTTTCCACATTAAGCCGATAGATATTGCTTACGTTACGCCCACCGACCTTACGCTCTTCCTTCGTCAGCCAGCCCTCTTTCGCCAGTTCTGCAATAGCAGATTTAACGGTGGATTCACTTCTTGCACCGATCTGACGCCGGATAGTTTCAATGGCAGGCCATGACACGCCCTCGTCATTGCTGTAGTCTGCAAGACGGGCCATAACCGCCACCCTGGATAAGATCATGCCGGTGAAGGCGCACCCTTCCCAGACAAGACCATGAAGCTTGCTGCTCATAAAACCCCCGAACACCGTGCTTTTAGTGCATCACCACAGCATTCCCTGCCGGGCCGCCGCGATTCATCTGGTCATACAAAACAACCGCTGACGCAACAAAATCATCGACATCCTTCACCAGCCGATCCCTCCGTTCGACGATCTCACGGTAATATTCAGAACTGTGGCTGCGCATACGGGCCACCAGCAGAGGCGGCATTGCCTTTTCGATCGCCGGTAACAGAGCCTGCATTTTTTCAACAGCATCAGGGGTGTCTTTATCCAGCCAACGGAAAATTTTCTGGGTATTACGAGCCAGGGCTTCCGGATGGCTGTCGTCGTACAGTTCCGGGAACGTCATCCCCAGTTCGAAATAAGTCCGGGCTATTTCAGCTGCAGGAACTTTCTCACCATCAGGATATGCCCAGGCATTCATCGCCATGCGGATGTGCTCATGTTTGATTTTCATGAATCATTTGCCTCTTGATGCTTCGGGTATGATCGTTTTCGTCATTTGGTTGCTTCATCGACATATTCTGCGAATAACATGACGAGCGTCGTAAGTATGTCCAATCAACATCAGGACGAAGTTCTTCACACAGGACACCACCTTTTGTTGCTCGTTCAATCGCAGGACATCTCTCAGCAGGCAACTGACGTACACCTTTGATCCATTGATTTACGCTTGGAGGAGATACACCTAAAAGCCTAGCCATTGCTGATTGCCCACCGACAACAGCACAAGCTCGTTTGAATGAATAGTTATCTTTTTTCATCGAATGAACTCCAAAAAACACACAATAATATTAGGCTTAGCCTAATGTGATTGTCAATAGGCTATGCCTAACGATTCGAGGGTAGGGATTGCCTAACGCGATGCGCATAGGAGACTATTAAGCAATGCTTAGTGGTAAAGACTTAGGCCGAGCGATAGAGCAGGCCATTAACAAAAAAATTGCATCAGGAGCCGTCAAATCAAAGGCGGAAATCGCACGTCATTTCAAAGTCCAACCACCATCAATCCATGACTGGATTAAGAAAGGTTCGATAAGTAAAGACAAACTTCCAGAACTATGGCGTTTCTTTTCTGATGTGGTTGGTCCAGAGCATTGGGGGCTTAACGAATACCCCATACCAACCCCATCCACTTCAGATACAAAAAGTGAACTTTTAGACATAAACAGCCTTTATCAAGCCGCCTCTGATGAAAAAAGAGCAATTGTGGCTTTCCTCTTATCTGGAAATGCTACGGAGCCTAGTTGGGTTGATCATGACGTTCGCGCCTACATTGCCGCAATGGAAATGAAGGTAGCTAACTATCTGAAAAATCAAGAATCAAAACGGAAAAGCCAGAACATCACCAAGACAGGAACTTAAACTTATATGGTCCGACGGGAAATTCCTAGTTCCCGTTAGTTAACTCCTACTACCTCTCCCACAAACCATCACCTATTAGGTCGCACCCAAATCATTAGGCGCAGCCTATTGACAGGCAATTAGGCATTTCCTATAGTTTTCCCATACCAACCCATCCCGTCCCACACAATACAGGGCAATACCTAGAGTTACCCGGCAGTGGTCAGGGATTAAGTAGCCAGCCCGAGGCGTATGAACATGACGGCGGGAACACTTTGTATAACAGCGCAGCAGGTTTTTAGTTCCGCTACCCCAGCGTTAAGGGGAAATGAGGTCAGCATGGATACTATCGAGCTTGGCAACAACGAATCTCTGGTATGTGGCGTGTTTCCCAATCAGGACGGCACGTTTACCGCGATGACGTATACCAAAAGTAAAACGTTTAAAACCGAAGCTGCCGCGCATCGCTGGTTAGCCAGAAACGCTAACTGATTAGCGCCAGTAAAAACAGGTTTCCACAGGTTAATTTACCCTGAAAAGTCAGGGCATAACACGAAAGCGCACGGCGAGATCCCTTTGCATATAAGTCTTGTCGTTAAATTTCTTCGACCGTGCGCTTCTGGTTGTGGCAATCCGCGAAATGGCGCGGCGGTAAGTATGGCGGGGTTATTCCTTCCCCCATTGAGGACACCGGGTTGTCAGGTTGACCATACGCTTAAGTGACAACTTCGCTACAACGCCCTCTGCTATCAATTTTCTGGTGACGTTTGGCGGTATCAGTTTTACTCCGTGGCTGCTCTGCCGCCCTTTTTAAAGTGAATTTTGTGATGCGGTGAATGCGGCTATGCGCACGCGGAACAGTTAAAACCAAAAACAGTGTTATGGGTGGATTCTCTGTATCCGGCGTTAATTGTTAACTGGTTAACGTCACCTGGAGGCACCAGGCACTGCATCACAAAATTCATTGTTGAGGACGCGATA